CTACAATTGATTTGATGAAAGATGTTAGCGGTATGGCTGTTTTCTTATCTTTAGTGGCTTACTTTGGGTATAAATTTGATTTTCTATTTACGGGTGATACGATGTCAGATGTCATTACAGAATTTAGACAACAACGTGACGCTGTAAGGGATGTTAAATTAGGTGACGACACATTAGGCAATAGATTAGATGATTTTCTAGATTTGATACAAGGAAAGCAATAAAAATAGGTCTCTAGGGTGGGGTTGGAAGCACAAATTTATGCTAATTGTATACTATGCCCCATACAGGCACAACACTGTCAGTGTTTCCAGAAAGATTGCTCGCTGATATTGTAGCGGGAAGAGAAGAACCACCTGCTAAATTAAGAGAATTAGGTAAAGACACAAGTAAATTAGATGATGTCTTGCTAACTGGTAAAACTGCTCTGTTTGCGCTTACGCTTCTACTACGTAATGTCATATTACCTGATGGAGACTCAACAATTACAATCCAATATTGCCTTCCCTGTATTAGACTTGTAGTGGTAGGAGGTGTGAGGTCTAAGCGTCCGGTTCCGCTTGTGCCAGCGACATAAGTCATGTCTCCGCTTAGTTTATTTTTTGGCACTCCTTTGTCATCGTCATAAATTGCGATAGTCATAGTGCCATTACCGTCGTTAGTAATATCTACGCTAATGTGGTCTATTGTGCTTTCAACCGGCGACTGAAACGGCCAACACCTTGGAACGCTTGACATACCGTAAGTACCAAACCCTCCTGAAACCGCGGTTTGTAATCCCATGCTGTAAACCATATATAATGATAAATCTGAACTTGGGTTTGTTGATGGTAGCACTGGGTTAAAGGTACTACCAGAACCCCCTCCTGATGCATCAAATGTGACTGAATCTGATGAAGTCCTTGTCAATGTAATGTTAGAACCCGCTACTAGCTTGACAGTTGAATCAGTACCAGCAGATGCGTCTAATTGTAATTCTACATCAGTCCCGCTTTGAGCGGCTTCTAATGTGTAAGTCGTGTCAGTTGGCGTTGAACCCGCAGTGATGGCTGTAACTTGCCCTTGAGCATTTACAGTGACTGAGCTAGGAGATGTGTAACTATTTGGAGTTACACCGGTGTTTGCTATATTGGTGGTTATTGTGTCAGGGGAACTGACAACCGTGTCTAAACCAGTCCCTCCGCTGAATTTTAGGCTTGCACCGTTTGTAACAGTCTCCGGCGTCCCACTGTCACCTTCCACATTAAATGAGGTCATGCCTGCCCCACCACCACCGGTTAATAGCCCCGTCCACTCGCTTGAAGTGGTCAAGCGCGCCAAATTCACCATCACTAATCTCCGAAGTTCGTCTTCGTTGTGCATCTCTATGCTTAACGGGTCTCCTGTGGCTTTCATATCTGCAAAAGTCACGTCTTCTAAATCCTTAGTTTGTAAATTACGGTAAACTCTAGGGCTTTTTTTACTAGCATTGGGTAAAGGCGGACTCATAGCAACCCGTCCCAATTTTGTTTGACGGTCAAGCGCGCCAAATTGATTAAAATCAATCTACGGAGTTCATCTTCGTTCATCATTTCAATACTAATTGTGTTGCCAACGTCTTTCATATTGTCAAATGTCACGTCTTCCAAAGTTAAATTTTGCAGCAAAGTGTATACTCGTGGGCTCTTTTTGGATGCGTCTGGAAGTGGCATGCTATCACCCAAGCATACCTAACAATGCAATCAACAGAAAATCTCCCATCATACCCATAGAACCAGTGCTTGAAGTCACTGGAGCACTTGGCATTATGCTCCCCGGCCTACCCATCTCACCCGGAAACGGCCTAAACGTATACGTTGGTACGGGAGATGGTGCTGGAGGCGTAATTATACCGGTGAAGGCGTATGCTCCTTGTCCCGATAGGGCATCTTGTTGGTCTTGTGTAAGCATACCCTACACCTCATTTTAATTGCTTAGTCCGCATGTCTGCTATTCTTTGAATAGCGTCCATGTCTTTCATGCTAATGAAACCAACCATGTAAAGCTTCTTTGCCTTGCTAATAATTTCTCCCAATCTTCGCCTACCCGCTGCTTTAGTCATCTTTGCCATTCTATCACCTTATGCATTTGTGAGGAACTGACACTTGAAGTTAAGAGCAACTGGTATGTTGTAAGACATAGAGAAAATCGGTGCGTTGTCTGATGGGTCCGAAAGCGGGACAGCTCCAACGACGTTACCAAGGGCATCAACGACGTAAGCTCCCATCGTCTCTATCTTGCTACCATCTATTGAGGAACCAAACGCTTTGACTATTGTCTGTCCTTCCAGAGTTGAGCCGATATTGTTGCCTGTCTGAAGGTCTAGTAGGTTTTGTGTAGCAGCGCCGGCGGGCGTGGCTACGAAGATTCTGGAAACACCTTGAGCAGTGTATGCGCAAACCGCAGCGTTTCTAGATGTAGCGTCTAGGGTTAGAACCCTTACTTTGTCACCGGCTTTTAGCTGATATGGTGCGCAAAGCATTGGCACCTCTTGTGATACTCCCTTGACCGACACTGGAATGATTGCGGCAATGAGTCCCTGTGATAGAACGTAGGCGTAAGAGATTCCGTTGTCTGCTTGTACGGAACCTGCAACTAGGACTTTACCCGGTGCGTAATCTCCAATCTGCTGGGCGGCAATACTGTAATTTGTGTCAGTCGTCAAGTCGGCTTCCGTATCCTCGGCAATCTCTGCCTTGAGTGGAATGTTTGTCCCATCGGAGCAAACGAGGTTTCCTACTACTGTGTTCGTTGCCATAAAATCACAACCTCACTCCAAGACCTAGAGGCTTGATTACCTTGTTGGCCTCCCTAAACGGCCTAGACATGACCTTTCTAAAGACCTTAGCACCTGCGTTAAAGGTTAGGGCCTGTATTGCCATGCTTGCGGCGTTTGCGCTTGCGTTTGTCTGCATTGTGCTGAATGCCATTGATGGGTTCTGGAGTATGTCTCCCAGGGTTACAGCTGCGCCCCCTGTAGCGTATGCGCCGGTTGAAGTGAAAGTGTCAGCAGCGCCGGTAATCATACCCACGGGCGACGTTCCCGCAATACCCTGAGTAAGTATTGCGAGGTTTCCGTAACCAACTGCAGCTGAATACAGGTTAAACATTCTTGGGCTTCTTCTCCGGCGTGTCGCTTTTCTACGTGCCATAGATGCCGTCCAAATTTGCTAGGCTATTCAAGGTTTTCTTGAAATTGTCCGTTGGGGGCTCGTTGGGGTAACTCTTGTTGCATTTTGCCGATAAGCATTTGCGCAATTGCCTGCTGTAACGGATTGACTGGTTCAATCCCTGCTATGCCGCCACTTTCTACTAGACCCTTAATGGCTCCAGCAAGCTTTTCATCCAGTTCTTGAAACAGTTCCAAAACTAAACCTGTGCCGCGAGATGCAAGAAACAGCGTCAGCAAGATAGTTGCACCCTGCAAGACAACAAAAACGGCTAAGACGGCAAAAAGTGATATCTCCATTCCTCACACCGTCGCGACACCTACCCTACAAGGACCCGACTTATGAAAATTGGGTTTTTTTTGGAACGAACGTAATTCATTGACTAGGAAATCTTGATAATCGTTCGCTTAACCGCTTGGTTAATTGGTTTAGTGGCCACTCTACCGCACTAAGTCAAAATTTTTTGCGTGTAACTTGCTTCGTTGTTCTCGTCGATTGTAATATTACGCAATAGTGTTATAACTGGTAATACTATCCCACATACATGCAAGCGGAACAGGCTGAGATGTTAACAATAATTGCACAGATAGTAAGAGAATGGAGCTACGAGCTAATAGACAACCCATATGGAGACATAAGAGCTGGTGGCACTTTGCGTGAGCGTATGGTAAGCATGGCTGACAGTATTGAACGTGAGATAGAGGTGCAATACGATGCCCGCCACGCATAGCTTTAGCCTCACGCCTAAGGCTTCTAAGTTGATTCAATTTTACAAGTACAAAAGAGAAAATGGCGGAGCGTCAAGAGCGGTTTCTGACGCTATAGAATTTTTTTGGACTACTAACTGCGTGGTAATGGGCCAAGAAATGCACGACGGGGTTGAGAGAGACCCTGTAACGTTAAAATGTGTCAATTGTGGGTCGCAATACTACAAAAGAGAATATCGGATAGTCGGCAACTTGTACTCTAAAATAAACAAATTAACAAAAGAACTGCAAAAGGCGAACGCAGAGCTAGATGAGTTAAAGAACCGTAGGAGATGGTACAGACTATGGCAGAAGAAAAGTGGCTCAGAATAATGGAGATGGTCTTCGGACTTGTAAACGAAATAGACCAAGCGTTAAACGAAGTTGACGCGGAACCGTTGGAACAGATAGGGGAAGACGACCACGGAACTCCCGACGACTGGAGCGAATCAGAGGAACACACTTCTCATGTAGAGGTGATGGACGTTTGCCTTCATTGTGGTTGTGTCACAAGAGATTTACAGTACCATCTTGACCAAAACGTTGAATGTCGACAAGCTATTCGTTGGCAATAATGCCGAAGCCAAAACCCGACCAAGTAATCAGACACGAAATTGCATTGTCCAGACCAATGCAAGAAGCAATAGACCAATATGTTGTAGCGCATTCATTTACTTCTTTTGCTACTCCTACAATTGATTTGATGAAAGATGTTAGCGGTATGGCTGTTTTCTTATCTTTAGT